GCGCCAAGCGCTACGCCAACTACGAGAACTTCGACAGCGTTCAGCAGCTGGCGGCGCTGGGCGAGATCATCCCGCTGGTCTTCGCGCACCGCGACCGCAAGGGAACCGGTGGCGTCCGTGTCAAGACGCTGCTGCTCTGGAGCCAGTTGCTCAGCCGTGGCACCGGCCAGCAACTCAAGGCGCTGATGCTGCTGTCGATGGGGCGCCTTGCCACCCGCCCTGACTTCGCTGGCTACGCCATCGGCGACCAGACTCTCAAGAACTACACCGGCTCCAAGGTGGCGCTGTACATGCGCCAGGGCGGCGGTCGGGTGCTGGAGAGCGACCGCTACAGCCAGGGAAAGCTGGAGGCATCTCCTGCCACCGATGTCTTCACGGTCTGGGATGACGCCGACGCCCGCTACGAGCCCTGGTTCAGTGGCACCCGCACCCCATCCACTCAGACGCAATTCGGCTGCTACGCACCGATGAGCAATGGCTGCCGGTACCGCGTCACCTACGAGCTGGTGATAAACCCCGAAGATGCTGACAGCGAAATCCGAGAAGACAACCACACAAAGATCGACAAGATACGAAAGAATTTCCCCACGCGCCAAGGCTTCATCACTGGCACCAACGGTTTCAACGCAGTCAATTCGCTGCTGGTCTTCAAAATCTCAGGTGACAACGAGTCAGGGAAATTTGAGCCCTGGGGTGTGGATGACGTCAAGGCTTCGATCGACGATCGTCGCCTGCTGACCGACACACTGCTCACCAACGGTGATCAGTACTTAGCGGGCAACGCTCTTGTGAACTGCGAGTCACAGGGCGAGTTTATCTGGCTGCCGAAGCTAGACAAGACGTTTGAGTTCCGCGTGCTTGAAGCCGGCACTTGCTTGGTGGCCGGCACCGATGGCATCGCTCGGCCTTTTGACTGGCAACTGCAGCGGGTGGCTATCGGCACGATCGCTAACACCCGCGCCTGTGACGTGACGGAACTGGGCATCAAGAGCGTCGTCTGGCGGCAGATGAACTTCCCCAACGTCAACAGCCAGCCCAGCGACAGCAAGATCAAAGAGTACGAGAGCAAGAACGGCAGCATCCAGCTGGGGCAGGTCAACATCTATATCAAGCGATTCAGCTTCTTTCGTCTGCAGTGGCGCTCGCTCGGCACTGACGGCGCTTGGAACGACCTAAGCGGCGGCGTGCCTTTCGCAGTACGCGGCTTGGCGCCGACAGCTCAGTACAACTTCATTCGGATCCGCCACCCGCAACGCGGGCAGTACGAGTTCCGCCTGCTGCCGGTGCCAGGCGCTGAGATCTACCACAACTGGCAGGACCGCCAGGTGCGCCTGCTAGCGCCAGGGAAAAAGCTGGAGACCTACCGCCAGGACAGCTTCTCTGTGGTCTATGCCGGGCAACCGCTCAGCATGACGGCGAACGAGATGAGCAACCCGCAGTGGATCAAGGGGCGCCCACCAGAGAACACCAGTAGCATCGTGGGCTTCAACATCAGCTCTACGGGCACCGTGCCAACCGGCTGGACGCCCGTGAAGGTGCTCTACGACATCCAAACGGACTATGTCTACATCGGGGAGAACGCTGTAAACCTCAGTTCAGAGAAGGGTTACCGAATCGTCTATGACAGCCAGTGGATTGCTTACGACGCTAACGGCGATTTCAAGCCCAAAGTTGAGGGGAACCGCCGTTTCAACAAGGGTTTAATCAAACAATCTGATTCGGGTGCGAAGAAATACGAGCTGGTCATCGAGAAAGTCGGGGAGGAGTTGCCCACCGACACGTGGACACTGCCCGTTCAAGGCGGCACCGGCACCGGCGCTACAGCCACAGTTAAGAAATACTCCGACGGCGTGCTGAGCTGGGTTATCGCCAATGGCGGCAGCGGGTACAGCCTGAACGATTTGGTGTACATTCAGCCCCCCGGTTACGGGCCGATCTACATGACGGCGTCTATTCCGATTAACTCTTACATCGAAGACAACCTCAATCCCTATGACGCTGTAGCCGACTACAAGATCTACGACAGCGAGAGCATGAGCCACGAAAGTGAGCCCGAGCATGAGGTCGTCTACGTGAACGAGCAGCTGCAGCAGCTGACCACGCCGACCTACGACAACCTGGCGCTGGTGGGTCTGCGGCTGAACTCCACCAAGGAGTGGACGAGTTTCCAGGAGCTGTCGGCGTATGTGCGCAACGGCATCGAGGTGGAGCGGCTGTGCGACGACAACGGCAACCCGATCGCAGCGGGCAACCGCAATGCCACGCAGAACCTGCCCGAGATCGCCTACTGCCTACTGACCGACGAGATGATCGGTGCAGGCAAGACGGTGGGAAAGGCAGCGGTCAACCGCGAGCGGATGCAGGCGGCGGCCCGCTTCTGCTACGTCAACGGCTTCAACTTCGACGGGGTGATCGGCATCAAGCTCAACCTGCGCGACTGGATCTTCCAGCAGGCGGGTTACTGCCTGCTCGACTTCACAGTGTTGGGCGGGCAGTTCAGCCTGGTGCCCTCAGTGCCGGTGCTGCCGAGCGGGCTCATCGACTACGCCGCCAAGCCTGAGATCAAAGCCCTCTTCACCGACGGCAACATCAAAGACCTCAAGGTGACTTGGCTGAGCCCGGAGGAGCGGCAGCTGTTCAAGGCGGTGATCAGCCTGCGCGAGGAAGTGAACAACGGCTTTGCTCGCATCCGCACCGTCTCGATGCGGCTGTCCAACACACAAGGCGGCAACGACGCCGACCCCGAGGAGAACTTCGACTGGAGCGACTGGTGCTGCAGCGTGGATCACGCCATCCTCTTTGCCAAGTACGCCTTGAAGCTGCGGCAGTTGGTGGATCACGGCGTCACCTTCACCACCACACCCGCCAGCGCGCTGGGCCTCTCACCCGGCGACTACATCCGCCTGGTCTCCGAAGTGACGCATACCAGCCGCTTCAACAATGGCAGCATCGACAGCGCGGGTCTGATCACCAGCACCACCACGCTGTCCAATGGCAGCTACTCCGTCCTGGCGTGGCAGCCGGGAACGATCGGCGTAACAACGCAGACGCTGTCCGTCACCAACGGCACCACCGGTCAGAGCGGGCTCTACGGCACGGTGTTCACCCTCGCCAACACCACAACAGTGTCGAGGGTGTACAAAGTAGAGAGCCTGACGATCGGCGACGAAGGCTTCGTCGAAGTAGCGGGCAGCTACCAACCGATCACAGCTGACGGTAAATTGGCCGCTCTACAGTGGGCGGACAGCGACTTCGTGCTGGAGCTGGGTTGATGGCAGCTGTTGCGTTCCCCGCTATCAAGCCCACCGGCAGGTCGTACTCGCCTGGCACCTACCCACTGGCCGAGTTCAAAGCGCTGAACGGCGCCACCACGCGGATGTTGTACGGCAACCGCCGCAGCGACGCCGAGTTGAGCCTGGAGTTCGCCAACATCAGTGATGACAACGCGGCGTTGATCCTGCGGCACTACGAGCAGCTGGGAGCCAGCGACGACTGGGCAAGTTTCACCACCGGCGCTGCGGGGGCCTCGTCGTCACTGGCGGCGTTCATGCAGGAGAGCGGCGGCAGCGGTCTGCGCTGGCGTTACGCCGATGCCCCCCAGGTCAGCAGTGTCTTCCCAGGACGCAGCACCGTCCAAGTCACCTTTGTTGGCCAACTGGACGCCGCCTAGACTGACCCCAGCGTGATGCGGTCGTAGCCGTGCCCTTTTACAGCGGCCAACAGGGTCAACTGTTCATTGATGGCGTCAAGGCTGCCAATGTGCAGAGTTGGTCGTTTCAAACCAGCCAGGCGGTCTTGGACACCACCTGCTTGGAAGACACGGACCGCACGCTTGTGGAAGGGGTGCGGAGCCTCAGCGGCAGTTGCCGACTCTTCTACTATCAGGCCACAGCAGGCAGCGGCGGAGACGTCAGCAAGCTGCTCAGCAAGTGCATGAAAGCGGGCAGCGGCGAGGGTGACGGCACTGCCGCCAGTTCCACCTCAGCCAAACTGAAGCTGCAGGTGGCGGATGGCAGCAGCGCGGGCCGGTACATCGAGATGTTCTGCTACCTGACCAGCATCTCCATGACGATGGCTGTAGGTGAAGTGCTGTCCGCCGATGTGAGCTTTGAAGCCAACGGCGCGCCAACCGGCATCGTCATGTAATGGCTGTCTATCTAGGTGATTCTGGTTTTGTCGAACTGAAGCGTGACGCGCTGGGCGAGGCTCTGCGCACGCATCTGGACCCCAGTGACGTCAACGTCGCACGCAAGCGATTCTCGGTTGACTTTGCGGCAGGCTCCCTGATCACAGGAGATCAGATCGAGATTGCCACGATGGATGGCAGTCCGCTCCATCTGGTCAAAGGGCACGCCTACCCAGATGGGCGCTGGTATGCCCATGTCGATGCAGCAGGCGGTCTGCGGCTGTTTTCTACCTTTGAGAAGTCACTGAGCGGGCAGCTGACTGACGCCCTGGAGCTGACAACACCCTCGGTGTCCAAGCCTGTCACGGTTCGTACGCGCAACACTCGCTTCCGCTATCTGGCGAGGATCAAGGATTTCGAGATCACCACCAGCCGCGAGACAGTGGATACCACGCTGCTCGGCGCTGAGTTCCGTCAGCAGTACGAGGCGGGTTTGATCAGCGGGCAGGGTTCGATGAACGCGTTCTGGGAGCACACCTCCGATACCTGTGGCGCGGACCGCAGCTCCACTACGCCAGAGTTCTCGTTCTACCTGGCGCAGTTGGTGCTGCGTATCCAGCAGGGCGCCGGCTTCACGGGGCGCTTCTTCATCTACCGCGATGGCTCAGAGGACGACGGTCTACCCAACAGCGTCTGGTACGAGGCTGACTGCGTGGTAACCAACGTGGCGGTGACGGTGGCAGTGACGCAGACCATCGACACCCGTATTGAGTTCGTCACCAGTGGGCCGGTGATCTTGAAAATGGGTCGTCCACCGTCCTACCTGCTGCAGGAGGACGGCGGCCAGATCTTGCAGGAGGACGGCAGCGGTATCTTCTTGGAGGGTGGAAACTAGACTTGCAGCAGCGTGTGCTGCTAGCAGGGGGAGACCATTCCTGATCTCGAAATCTCCAAGCTGCCACCGTTGGCGGGCAGTGATCTCCAGGCAACGGACCCCCTGGCAGTTGCCGATCTCTCTGCGGCAGAAACCAAGAAGATCACCGCCAAAGAGCTGATCCAGAGCGGGCTCGCGCTGGTGGACGCAGGCAGTCTGCCGGCGAACACGATCGACTGGTCACGTGTTGGCGGCGGAACGGTTAGCGGTCTGGCGATTGCCGATCGTTCGTTGCCTGCGGTCAAGCTGGTGCTCGACAGCATCACCGCACAGGAGATCGCACCCGGCGCCATCGGCGGCAGCGAACTGGCTTCAGGTGCCGTTGACACCGCTGCCCTTGCCGACCTGGCAGTCACCGGCGCCAAGATCGCAGACGACACGATCACCGCTGCCCAGATCCAGCCCAAGGCCGTTGGCACCAGCGAGCTGGCAGACGGCGCAGTAGACAGCACCGTCTTGCGGGATGGCGCCGTCACGGCAAGCAAGCTGGCGGCGGGCAGTGTCGGCACGCCCGCTCTGGGAGACGGAGCCGTTACTGCAGACAAGATTGCAGACGACAGCATCGGCGCGTTGCAGATCGCGCCAAACTCGATCACTGCTAGCGAGCTGGCTGACAGCTCGGTGGACACACCCGCCATCATTGATGGTTCAGTCACCAGCGCCAAATTGGCGTCTGGCATCGACGGCGCCAAGCTGACCGCCGACACGGTGACGGCGGACAAGATCCCTGCCGCCAGCCTTGATCGGGGTCTGAACAAAGACACAGGCGCCATCGGGCACAGCAACGCTGTCACGGCTGGCACCAGCAGCGGCATTACGTTCGACGCGCAAGGTCACATCACCGGCGCGACCGCGCTGGTGCCGAGCGATCTCCCCTTGGCCACGACGACGACGACTGGAGTCGTCAGCGTGCTCGCATCCTCTGGACTGACTGTCAGCGGCGTCGGTGCGTTGGGTCATACCAATGCAGTCACGACAGGCACCCGCAACGGCATCACCTTTGATGCGCAAGGGCATGTCACAGCTACAGCTGCGCTGGTCAGCGGAGATCTGCCCGTCGCCACATCGACTGCGCTGGGCGGCATCAGCGTTTCCGGCCCTGCGCTATCGGTAAGCGGTACGGGTCAGCTGAGCCATGCCACCAGCGGCGTCGCTGCTGGCACCTACACCAAGCTCACGGTTGATGAGAAGGGGCATGTCACCACTGGCACCCTGCTGAACGCAGCAGACGTTCCAGCTCTCGACGCCAGCAAGATCACCACCGGCACCCTGGCGGCGGCTCGCATTGCCGACAAGAGCATCACCCGTCAGATGCTGGCGGACTACAGCATCGCCTACATCCAGGAGGTCACACCGCCGGTAGCTGGGCAGCACGCGGGAACGCTGTGGCTCCAGGAGAGCACGGGCCAGCTGCGGATGTTCAACGCCAACAGCTGGTTCCCTGTTGGCTTCGGACGACTGAGCGCCGAGAACCTGCGTTACTGCGGCATCTTCGACGCGGCGACGGGGCAGATCGCAGGTCTCACGCAGTTCGGTACGACGGAAGGTTTCAAGATTGGCGACACCCTGCCAACGGCAACAGACGCCAGGAGTGGCGTCTACTTCGTTTGCACCACACCAGGCAGCGGCACCACCGTCACACCGGCCATCACCTATGACAACGGCGACTGGATCCTGTGCAACGGCGTTACCGCCGGCTGGCTCCGCGTTGACACGCTGAATAGTGGTGGTGGCGGTGGTGGCGGTGCCAGCTCTCTAGACGATCTACTCGATGTCGAACTGACAGCGGAAACCGCTGGAGATCAGCTGGTGCTGGGCTCTGCCGGTCAGTGGGTGAACAAAGCTCCCTCCATTGCGAGCACGACTGTTGCCGGTTTGGTGCAACTGGCCGATTCCGCTGCTGTTACAGCGGGAACGGCTGGGCTGGCAGTGGACGCTGCCGAGCTGAAGACCCACTACGCCCCCCTGGCGGATGCTGCTCTGACAGGCGTGCCTACAGCGCCAACGGCAACGGCGGGTACCAGCACCACGCAGCTGGCAACAACCGCCTTCGTTGCAGCTGCGGTAACGAGCGGTATTGGGTCGGTGCCAAATGCAACCACCAGCACCTACGGCACCGTTCGGCTGGCTGATTCTGCAGCGGTTGCAGCGGGAACGGCTGACCGGGTGGTCGAGGCTGCCCAGCTGAAGACCCACTACGCCCCGCTGGCAAATGCTGCCCTGACGGGCACGCCTACGGCACCAACAGCAGCCGCTGGGACTGCCACCACGCAGCTGGCCACAACTGCGTTCGTGAAGGCAGCCACGCCGGATGCCAGCACAACAGTGAAGGGGATCATCCAGCTGGCCACCGCTGCGGAGGTGCTGGCCGGCACTGCTCTGGTCAAGGCAGTCACGCCTAAGGAGGCCAAGGATCACTACCTGGCCAAGAACATCGCCTTACTGGCTGCATTGCCCTGAGCACGCCTGAATCCACGATCACTTCGACACTGTTGCCATGAGCCCCGTTCAAAACACCGACCTGTTTCTGATCAACCGCGCTGGGGTTGACTACCAGGCGCCCATGTCCCAGGTGAAAACGGGGGTGTTGGGTAGCCATGTGATCCAGAGCGCTACACCGCCGACACTGGTAACGCACCCTGACATCGTTAACGGCACAATCTGGGTTGACACAAGCAAGTCACCACCAACGATAAATGTGTGGGACCCTGCGGCCAATGGTGGCGCTGGCGGGTGGGAGGAGGCTGCTGGTGGTGGTGGTGTGCCCAAGCCGATTGCTCCGACACCTGCGGATGTCTCTGCTACGCCAGGATTCGTTGGTGGGACCGGGACGCAAGCTGATCCTTTTGTGATTAGCCCCAATACGGTGGGCAACGCAGGCGGGGCAGCAACCAGCAGTCAGACAGTTACTATCCAGGGCAAGGTTGGTGGCATTGTCTCTTTTACTGACGAGAGCGCAGCTACTAACGGGGCTAGGTTCGTCCAGGCTGCAGACACTGTTGGTGCCGGCGGTTCGTGGTCGGGAAAGCTGACTTATCTAGATACGCCGGACTCAACAAGTGACACGACATACACCGGTCTGATCAAGATCGGGACAGTGTACTTTCGCTGGGTGGTCACTCAGCAGACTGCGCCTCCCGTCCCAGCCTTGGTGGCAGGTGCTGCTACAACAATCGTTGGGGTTGCTGAAACTGGCACAACATTAACAGCCACACCAGGCACTGCAACTGGTGGCACTGCGCCTATTACTTATGCAACCCGCTGGCAAGTCAGTGCAGATGGCACAAGTGGGTGGGCGGACCTGCCCGGTGCCACCGGAAACACGTATGCCATTCAAGCTGGCCAGCTAAACCACTATCTCAGGGCCGTTACGACTGCGACGGACTCGACTGCGCCTACAGCGCAAACGCTTGAATTGCCCTCGATCGCTTCAGCAAAAGTTACAGCACCGGTCCCCGTTCAGCCCCCCGTTCAGCTTGGCTGGAACGCTGATACTGATGTCTATACGCGCGATCCTGTTGCTGCCAGGAACATTGACGTTCACACTCGCATCCGCCGCTGCCTAATTACCGATGCAGGAGTGGTCACGTACCTGGACGCGGACAACACCGCCAAGCGGGCTGGTGATTGGCTGCGCTTGATTGAAACCACGGAGCTAGACACGGCCTATACAGGCACACATGGTGCAGAGGTCGCCAATACTGCCCTGAGGGCTGCAGCCCCTGCTTGGTCGGCAGGTACGTACACCAAGGGCCAGCGCGTCACCCACAGTGGCCGCGTCTGGGAGTGCATCGTTGCCAACACCACAGCAACACCAGCCGCTGGTACTGCGGCTGCAACCCTGGGCGGCATAACAACGGGACAGGTGATGGTTGAGATCCCACGTTTCAGCGTGAAGCATGACACTGCCGCTGCCGGTGCCTATAGGCAGCACACGTTCCACCTGACCCGTGGCACCAAAGTCGATGGAGGCTATGCCGTTCACCCTGCCTTCGTCAAGCCGGATGGCAGCTACCGCGACTTCATCTATGTCGGCGCCTACCTGGGCACCGGCAACGGCAACGGTTCTGCCA